CAGTGGTGGATCGAGTCACAGCGGTTCAGGTTATGTTGATGGCAAGAAAAGAAAAGACCTATCAAGCCAAGCCTAAGCGCACGCAACAACGCAAGTGCGAGCCTGAAATACCCGCACCAAAAGTTGCAACGTACATCGATCAGTCCGTGGACGACATACTCAACACCATGCCTATCGCCAAGGCCCGTGCACTGTATGATGCACTAAAGAAAATCTTCGGGGGCTAAGCATGTACTTGCGATCAATTGACAACCCAGTGCATGTTACAGGGCACATCGTTGACTACATGTTGCTGCGAAAAGCGTTTGACGAGGTTAACCGTAACTTCAACGAGATTCAAATGCAAGTAAATGAATTACAACTGCGCAACGTCACGCTGCAAAAAGTAAACAGACAACTAGCGCAACTCCTAAACTGGATTGCAACAACTAACCCACAGATACTCGATGAATTTCAGACCACCACAACTGCCTTCGACAAGCTCATTCCGAGAGACGCAGGAGGCAGCGATGTCGCGTGCGCACAAGCTTAAACAGTGTGACAAGTGCGGTAACGACTCCGAGCCGCTAGGTGGCATTGAGATGCGCGGCAAATGGATGTGCCACAAGTGCTGGACTAGGTACGCAAACAGAAAGTAGATTATGCGCAAGCGGAGTAGTTATAGACCAAAGCGTGTACTGCTAAATCCTGTTGGCTATGTGCTGGAGAGTTTGTCCCCAGTTACCAGCCACAAGAGTTTCATGCTCGACCTAAAGATCAAGAATCACGGGGCTATGAGTTTGCTGACCAAGGGCAACGCAACCCGCTCGGACATTGACACGTTGATCGCAGTGGTCAACATGACTGAAGCGTTTGCTCGCCTAGGCTTCGGTAAAGACCACAGCGACGTTGTTCGCGATGGACTGCAAGCCCTACGTGACGTAGGTAAGCGCGGTGCTGTCTCTGGCAGCTTTATTCTTAAGTCGTCAGAGATGAACGCGCTCAACTCATCTATGGAGCTACACGATGCCCAGATGGAAGTGGTAACCCTCGGCGACATGGACAAAGCCATCGCCCTAGTTCAAGAAGAATATAGGTTGAAAAAGATGACACCAATACTGGAGAAGAAATGACATATGAAGACGCCAGAAACCTCAAAGCATTTAAAAGCCACTGTACTTGCGGTGGATATGCGGCAAGCATGAACGGCAGAGATAAACAAAACCCGCACATGGACTGGTGCCCGCAACATTTAGAGTTTCAGCAGTGGCAAGCCGCACTGGAATCTGGCGAAGCCAAATTAAAGGAGTTGGGGCTATGAGCATCCAACAAGCGGTGCAGGTTTTTAACGTGTTGATGCAGGGCTCGTTCAGTCGGGTCGAGCTGGCGCGTCGTGCTGACGTTACGCCTAAGTTTGCAGGCCGTGTGTTGCAAACGATGAAGGAGCAGAAGATGATCTACGTCATCGACTACACCAACGAGGCTGATGGGCGCAACCGCGTGAAGATTTATGCACTTGGTAGCGGTGTAGATGCGGAGCCCAAGCCCACACAGCCGCAAGCAGCACGCAGCCGCAAAAGTTACGTACGTAAGGTAGCTGCACGAAAACAAGCGAACATTAAAACCGCCTTCGTCGGAGGGAAAGGACTATGGCAATGACTGACCACAAACTCACACACGACCGCTTGGCCGTGGTCGACATCAACAACCACTGGCGCGATGCCAAAGAGTACCCACCACCAGTCGGCGCAAAGATGTTGCTCATCGACCGGCGCTTTGGTGTTGCAGTGCTTGGTAGCTGGCGTGCAGCTGATAGTTGGACGCACTGGGCACCTCTTCCTACGTTTGACAGGAGTAAAGAATGACAAGGCGCTTCGCTTCCCACGAGATCAGAGCGTTGCTGCGGGCCAACCCCGACGGCCTGACCCTGAAACAAATAGTGGACGAGTTCCCACAAAGAACACTGGTCAATGTACGCAGGTCACTCAAGGCTCTGCCAGACGCATACATTGACCGCTGGGAGTCAGCCCCACGTAAGGCATACAAGGCAATATGGTGCGTTGTTATCCCGCCAGAAGATTGTCCCCACCCAACCAAAGGAAACGTAAGATGACAAACGCACTAGACGTACAAGTCGACGGCAATCACTACAAAGACCAGCCCATCCAACCAGTTGAGTACATCCACGCTAACGGCATCGGCTACTTCGAGGGCAACGTCATCAAGTATGTGTCGCGCTGGAAAAAGAAAAACGGTATTGCTGACTTGGAAAAAGCCAAGCACTACATTGAGCTGCTGATTGAACTGGAGGCTCGCAAATGTTCGGCTCACTGACACACGCACTGTTCGGCCAGCAGGGCGCAGGTAACAACATTGCAGGCGCTGTACAAGGCTCTGTGTACCCCGGCGGCAGTCCGCTGTCGGCAGTCACAGCCGCTCAGTACAACGCAATCATGCAGAGAGAGCAACCGCCTAAAAGCAAAAAGCTGTTCCACGGCACTGTCGAAGTGCTGCAAGTAGCCAACGGCTACATTGTCAACATCGGACGCAAAGAAGGCTACGAGTACGATACGTACATAGCCGACACCATCACTGACGTAAACGAGCGCATCGCCGCCGCAATCGTCGCATTTCAACTGGAGAGCAAATGAGTATCAAACATTGGCTTCGCAACTGGCTGCTGGACGACGGCCGCAAGGTCGTTAACATGAACTACGCAGATCAGCCCGCGCTTGATACTGTCTCCAACAGACTAGACGCTGTGGGTGAGGAGGCATGTCAACTTACCTTCGCCATGGTCAAGGCAATGAACGGTCGCATCATCAAGGTGTCGTCGTACAAACCTGTTCAGCGCGGCCCTGACTGGACGCACGAACTCTACATCGTCAAAGACGACGAGAAAATCCCGGACGTGATCGCTCGCATCATGGCCATCAAAGCATTGGAGCAGTAATGAGCGTAGATCAAATTGAACTGTGGCACAGGAGAGCCAGACCCAACCCGGACGAGTTGCATTTTGACGTGCAGCTTGGATGCCACTTTGAAGAGATTGTTGAGATGCTCGACACGCTCGACTTCGTGGACGCGGATCACATGGAGTACGACACCCACACACTGCGTGTAGCCCTCAACTCGCTGGCCCGTAAGCTCAAGACGAACGAGCTAGCTGCTCGAATCACTGACCGCAAAGAGTTCTTGGACTCCATTGCAGATCAAATCGTTACATCCGTTGGCGTCGGCTACTGCGCTGGCATGAAGACAGCCGAAGCTGTCACTGCTGTGAACCGTAGCAACTGGAGCAAGTTCGACAAGAACGGCATGCCCATATTCAACGAGCACGGCAAGATCGCCAAGGGGCCTGACTACACACCACCAAACTTGGAAGACTTGTACTGATGACACCCATCTATTTGGACTTTGAGACTTTTTGGTCCACTACGCACACACTGAGCCGTATGTCACCAACGGAGTACGTCATGCACCCGGACACTGAGATCATCTCTGTGGCCATCAAGGTGGGCAACTCCCCTACATACGTTCTGTTCGGCGAGCAGAAGATCAGAGACCACCTTCAGTCGCTTGACTGGTCAGACGCTATGGCTGTTGGCCACAATATGTCGGGCTTCGACTCGATGATCCTTGCGTGGCGCATGGGTGTAAACCCTAAGATATACGGCTGCACTGCGGCTATGGCTCGCTCCAAATACTCCAAGACGGGCACCAAGGTAAACGGCAAGTTCCTGACTGGAGTGTCGCTCAAAAAGCTGGCCGAGGAGCTGCGTGTCGGCGCGAAGCTTGACCTCGAAGCGACGAACACCAAGGGTAAACACTTATGTGACTTCAGCGAAGACGAGCTGGCTCAGATGGAAGACTACAACAAGGTTGACACCGAGCTGTGCGCTGCTATCTTCAAGAAGCTAGCCCCCGGATTCCCCAAGGCTGAGTTGCTGCAAGTCGACATGACTACGCGCATGCTGGTCGAACCCAAATTCTTGCTCAACTACGCGATGGTGGACAAGGCGCTGGAAGACGTCAAGGAGGAGAAGCAGCGTTCGCTACTGGAGCTGGCTCACACGCTAGGCATCGAAGAGTTTGTGGCTAACACCCTTGAGCACGGCACAGCCATTGAGGAGCAAGTTCGCACTGAGTTGGCGTCGTCAGCCAAATTCTCCGCGTTGTTGGAACGCCTTGGTGTTGAAGCCCCCATGAAGGTGTCGCCCACCAACCCTGCAAAGATGGTGCCTGCACTGGCCAAGACTGATGATGCGTTCATCAAGTTGCAAGACCACCCGAACCCCGTGGTGGCCGCTGCTGCGAGAGCTCGTCTGGAAGTTAAGTCCACGCTGCTGGAGACACGGCTGCAAGCGTTTCTCCGGGCCGCTGATGCCTGCGATGGCAAGATTCCTGTGCCGCTCAAGTACGCTGGTGCTGATACCACGGGCCGCTGGTCTGGTGAGCAGTACAACATGCAGAACCTGCCACGCATCGACCCCAAGAAGCCCAAGCCGTCTGACGCCCTGCGTATGTCGCTGAAGGCACCTAAGGGCCACAAGGTAATCGTCGCCGACTTGTCCGGTATCGAGTTGCGCGTCAACATGTTTCTGTGGAGAGTTCCCTATGCGATGGAGCTATTTACGGCCAGCCCAGATAAGGCTGACTTGTACAAGTACTTTGCTGCGCACGACCTGTACAACATTACAGAGGAAGAAGTCGATAAAAACCAGCGGCAAGTCGGTAAGGTTGCACACTTGGGACTTGGCTTCGGTGCGGGTGGCGCTACGTTCCAGAAAGTTGCCAAGCTGATGGGCGGCATCGGCCTCACGCTGGAGGAAGCTACAGACGTGGTCAACAAGTACCGTGACGCTCATGGTGAGATCGTCAACGGCTGGCGTCAGTTCCAGAACAACCTGACCAACATTCGTCAAGGTATTGAGTCTGCCATCGACCCGTGGGGCATGTGCCAAGTGGAGCATGAGGCCGTGCGACTGCCATCCGGTCGTCGTATCCACTACCCATCGCTGGTCAAAGAGATCGACAACGGCAAGTCTGAATGGTGGTATGGCAACGGTCGATCACGAGCTCGCATCTACGCTGGGAAGGGCGTTGAGAACTTGGTTCAAGCTCTTGCGCGTGACGTCATTGCTGAGCATGGCGTGAAGTTCTTTAAGGACACCGGCCTGCGCCCATCACTGGCAGTTCACGACGAGCTGGTCTACATAGTTCCAGAGCGTTCCGCAGAGCAACACCTCGATCACTTGCAAGGAATCATGCGGCGCGGCGTGTCGTGGTGGCCAGAGCTGGTTACGTGGTCTGAGGGTGACATTGCTGACTGCTACGGCGAAGCGAAATAATGTTGACAGCACTCACGATACTGCTACCATAGAGGTTCAAAACAAAGCCCCCAACCATCAAATGATGCCTTGGGGGCGCAACCGCATTGGAACAATATGGCAAACCCCGCATGGACGTATTCGCAACTGGACACGTTCGAGAACTGCCCACGCAAGTTCTACCACCTTAAAGTCAAACGCGATGTTGTTGAGCCGCCTACCACCCACACTGAGTGGGGTACAAAGGTTCATACGGCGTTCGAGGACTTCGTCAAAGACGGTGTCATGCTTCCCGAGGGCATGGAGCAGTGGCAGAAGCTGGCGTACAAGCTGGCTGCACTTCCCGGCACCAAGCTGTGCGAGAAGGAGTACGCCCTCGACCGCAACTTCCAGCCAACGGCATGGAAAGGCGCATGGACTCGTGGCATCGCTGACTTGGTTGTTCTGCACAAGGACAAGGCCATCGTTGCGGACTACAAGACCGGCAAGCGTAAGCCAACCGAGCAGCTAGACCTATACGCCAACTATGTGTTCGCGCACCACCCTGAAATCAATGTCGTCACCACCGGCTTCATCTGGCTCAAGGAAAAGAAGATTGACTGGAAACCACGCGCACGTACTGAGGTGCCTATCATCTGGCAGAACTTCGTGCCCCGTGTGAACAAGCTGGAGTCTGCTTACGAGCGTGACCGTTGGCCAGCCAAAACGTCAGGGTTGTGTAAGGCGTGGTGTTCAGTATTGAGCTGCGAGTTCAACGGAAGAAAAAATGGCTAGTACACCAGAAGGCAAGGTCAAAGACGCTTGCAAGAAATACCTCAAGAGCATCGGCGCTTGGTTCTTCATGCCTGTGTCCAACGGCATGGGGCAGGTCGGCATCCCTGACATCATCTGCTGCTACAAGGGTATGTTCTTGGCCATTGAGACCAAGGCTCCGGGTAAGCGCATGAACACCACGCCCAACCAAGACCGAGTGATTCAGGAGATTCAAAATGCTGACGGCTGGGCCATCGTGGTGGACAGTGTAGAACAGCTGGAAGAGTTCATCACCACCATCAAAATCTTTCAAATTTTGGAGAACGCAAATGCCCAAGTCGACACCCCGCAAACTTGAATACCAGAAAGCCTACAACGCTCGCCCTGAAGAAGTGGCCAAGCGTGTGAAAAACAACGCCGCACGGCGCGAAGCCATCAAAGACGGCAAGGCCAAGGTCGGCGATGGTAAAGACGTAGCGCACAAGAAGTCACTGGAGAATGGCGGTGGCAATCACAAGTCCAACGTCGCTGTTCAAGACAGATCAACCAACCGTGGATGGAGGAAGGGCAGTGGCAGCTACAACCCAGACAAGTGAAGACCGAGGAAACTGGAGTCGACCACACCCAATGACTCGCGCCATGCCAACAATGTGGTTCGGTCGTGAAGTGCCGGAGGGTGTGACCCACATAACTCTGCTGCGTGACTTCTTTGACTACCAACTGCTGGTTCGCTGGAAAGTAAAAGGTGACGAGCAAATCCACTCGATGCCTTTCGATCACACAGACGATGGCGTTATGGCCGCTCTTGCCGCAATGAAACTCACATGCTAATTCACAAAGAAAAGAAGGCGGTTGTCCTACGCCTCAAAAACCCAAGTCGGGTGACTACGGTTATCCCGACTGCCAAACTGGTCAGCCACAACGGATCGACACTGGTAGCAGTGCCACACAGACCCGACGAAACTCGGGTGCTTCGCAACTTAGGCT